TCGTGAGCGTTGGTGGGTGCAAGCGAGCACGATGGATAACGGGTCGGACTGGTACACGAGGATGTCGGGTGGTGGTGGGGATTCGACCACAGCTGTCACCTGTTTCGAGCTTGAGGCGGGCGTGCCGTTCCGTGGGAAGATTGACTTATTGTGACCGATGAAAATCCCATTGACTTTGCGAAGATGATGGCATCAGAGCGGGCACACAACAGACCACCAATAGAGATCATCACACCAGCGTTCCGAGGTGTAGCACAAAACTTCTTCTCACTCCCGTTGTACCTGTTTCTCGATTTGAAGGCAGCACAACATGACAAGACGGGTGACGAGTTACTCATCCTGTTCGATGCGGCCGAGCAAGCATTCACACAGTTGGACATGGAGAAGCTGGAAGACTTGACGATCACACAGTTCATCGAGGTTATGCAGTCATGGGTTCACGCTTCAGGTCACAATGAATTTCAATAGTCCCTGCCTGAAATGTGGAATCCTGGTGCGCGGTTCTTCATACTGTGGGGGGTGTCGGCCTATACGGGTGGACTCCCCGGAACGACAGGCTAAGAAACGTGACTTATATAACGCTGACTATAGGAAACGTAGGAAGCAAATAAAATCCCAAGCCACCCACTGCCACCTATGCAGTAAGCCATTCGAGTTCGGGGACAGCATAGAAGCAGACCACCTCATCGCAGGACACCCGGACTCCCCGCTCGCACCAGCTCATCGTGAATGCAACCGTAAACGAGGCAACAAACCGTTACCCGCCTAGCCCCCGTACGGGTTAACTAGGGGTGGGGTAAATCATCAAAGACGTTTGCACCGTCACCCGCCGCCCCAGCCTTTCTTCTACACCCGCATTTCAGGGGTCTTGGGTTGGTAGGATTGAGGTTATGCCTAACCCTCCGAAACCGATTGAGCAGAAGCGTTTGCTTGGTAATCCGGGCAAGCGTGCAATGCCTGGTCATGATGACACGATCACGTTGTTTTCGGGTTCGCGTGAACCGTTGGCCCCGCTTGGTGAGGCTGGTCAGGCGTTGTGGGATTCGGTGTTTGCGGAAGGCCAGTTGTGGATTTCGCCTCGGACTGATGTGGCGTGGTTGCAGGTTGTGTGTGAACTACTTGACCGGCGTGAAGTGTTGAAGGTGGAGTGGTTGGCTGACCCGACTAATCGGCCGGTCAATATGAGCCTCCTCGAGACGGAGAAGATGATTCAGTCTGGGCTTGGGTTGCTGGGGTTCACGCCAACGGATCGCAGTCGCTTGGGTGTGGCCGAGGTGAAGGCTAAGTCGAAGCTTGAGGAGTTGATGGAGCGCCGCGCTAACCGGGAGGAACAGCGTGGATAGTTGGCCTCCGGCGTGGTTGACTCCTGTCCCTGAGAAGGCTTTGGCTAAGGGCCGGGTGATGGAGCCGGTGGTGGATTTCGTTGAGGCTTTCGGCATGGTGACGAAGGACTCTGTGGCGGGTAAGGCTGGGAGCCCGTTGGTGTTGCGTGAGTGGCAGAAGTCTTTGCTCGAACATTTGTTCGCATGGGATGAGGATGGAATCCGTGCACGTGTTTCCCTTGTCGGTATGCCAAGGAAATCAGGAAAAAGTGCGCTCGGTTCTGCGATTGGTCTTTACAGTTTGATTCTGGGCCCGCGTGGTGGGGAAGTGTATTCGGTGGCTGCGGAGAAGGAGCAGGCGCGGATTGTGTTTGCTGATGCTAAGCGCACTGTGGAGGCCAGCCCGGAGCTGTCGGCGTTGACGAAACTTTATCGGGATGCGATTGAGCTGCCATCTTTTAACTCTGTGTATCGGGTGCTCAGTGCCGAGTCTGTGACTAAAGAAGGGTTGTCCCCGACCACGGTGATATTTGATGAGTTGCACGCGCAACCCGACCGAGAACTGTTTGACGTGTTCTCCCTCGCTATGGGTGCTCGCGGGAAACTAGCGACTCTCATTGCGATCACTACGGCTGGGGTGCGTTCGGATCGCACCGGTAAAGATTCCATTGCGTTCAATCTCTATAACTATGGGAAGCGTTTGGCTTCGGGTGAGGAGAAGGATGACACGTTCTTTATGGCGTGGTGGGAGGCACCCGAGGGGGCGGATCATCGTGACCCTGAAACGTGGCGGGCCGCTAACCCTGGGTTTGGCGATCTGAATGCTGAGTCGGATTTCCATTCGGCTATCAAACGCACACCCGAAGCAGAGTTTCGCATTAAGCGCTGCAACCAGTGGGTGTCATCGGTGGAAACTTGGTTGCCTGCCGGGTCGTGGGATGAGTGTGCTGGTGAGGTAAACCTAACCTCGGATGATGAGATTGTGCTCGGGTTTGACGGGTCGTATAACGGTGACGCTTCGGTGATTGTGGGTGCTGTGGTTCCCAAGAATGATGAGCCTGTAAAGGTGTTTATGGTGAAGGCGTGGGAAAAGGATTTGGAGCATGACGGCCCTGAGTGGCGGGTGGACATTGGGGAGGTTGAGCAAACAGTTTTGGATTTCTGTCAGAAACATAATGTGAAGGAGATCGCGTGCGACCCGTTCCGTTGGCAACGCTCGATGGAGTTTTTGGAGAATCAGGGGTTGCCGGTGGTGGCTTTCCCGCAATCCCCACAGCGAATGATTAAGGCGTGTGCCGGGTTCTTCGATTTGGTGGCTGAGAAGCGTTTGGTGCATGACGGTGATGCGTTGCTTGCCCGCCACATGAGTAACACGGCGGTGAAGCTCACACCGGCTGGCCCGCATATCAAGAAAGAGAGCCCGAATTCACCGAGGAAAATAGACGCAGCGGTAGCCGCCATCCTATGCGTTGACCGGGCCTCCGGTAAGATAGAAGAAACGGTTGTGCCCGAGTTTTTTGGTTAGGGGTCTGATGGCTACGGTTTTGCAGGTTGCGGGTATGGTCGGGGTCACTGTTGGCGCGTTGTTGTTGAGTGTGCCGGTGGGTTTCATTGTGGGTGGCGTGTTTTTGTTGGTTGTCGGATTTGCGTTAGGAAAGTAACCTGTGGTTTTGAATCGGCTTTTTGAGCAGCGGGCAACATCGTTTCAAACGATTTTCCAGGCAGGCGATGACCTTGCGTTCGGTAATTTGTCGGACACGTTCATTGACTCCAAAACGGTGTTCCAGGTCAACGCTGTGTTTTCGGCGGTGTCGTTGATCGCTGACACAATCAGCACACTCCCGTTGGATGCTTACATTCGGATTGACGGGCAGAGGCGGGCGTTCCGGCCTCGACCTGCATGGGTGGACAAACCGGACATTGCGTTACCGAGGACAGCGTTCTACAACTCCGCAATCGTCAGTCTTTTGCTTGATGGCAATTTATTTGTGCGTGTGTTCAGTAATCAGCGGGGCGAAATCGTGAACCTGGTTGTCCTAAACCCGTTGACCGTTGAGGTGAAACGTAACGCTCGAGGCGAAGCCGTGTTCACGGTGGAGAACGAGTCCAAGACACTGACGTCTGAGGACATCATTTTCATCCCGGATGTGTTGCGGCCTGGTCAGATGCGTGGTGTTTCGCGTGTCGAGGCTTTGAAAGAAAACTTTGGTTTGGCGCTCGCGTTGGAAAAGTTCGCAGCCACCTTCTTCGGTAATGGCACGAACCTATCGGGTGTAATTGAGGTTGACCAAAACTTGACGGCGGAGCAGGCCGAGAATTTGCGTAATGGTTTCGATTCTAAGCATCGTGGTTGGCGTAGAGGGCACCGTACCGGCGTTCTGAGCGGTGGTGCGAAGTTCAAGACCACACAGGTTGACCCTGAGTCCTCGCAAAGTATTGAGGCCCGCAGATTGGCTGTGGAGGATATTGCTCGCGCTTTCAATATCCCGGCAAATATGTTGAACATTCCTGGGACTACGACTTACGCGAGCGTGGAGCAAAACAACATTCAGTTCATCACACACACTTTGCGACCTATCGTTCAGAAGCTTGAGGATGCGTTCTCCCCGTTGATGACTCGTTACCCTGGTGGGCAGACAGCTTTCATCAAATGGAACCTTGACGGACTCGCTCGCGCCGATTTGTCTAGTCGAATGAGCGCTTACAGTGTTGGCATTCAGGCCGGGTTCATGTCAATCAATGATGTGCGCCGACTTGAGGACATGAGCGACATTGACGATCCTGCTGCAAGTAATGTGCGGGTGCCGTTAGCGAACATCAACATTGATGGTGCTGATTTGGTTGCGGATGAGAAGCGTGTCCGTATGGCTCAGGTATTGGTGTTATCGGGTTACGATCCGGCTGAAGCGTTAGTGGCCGTGGGATTGAGTCCGATTGCTCATACTGGTTTGGCTTCGACTCAGTTGCAGCCGGTCGCGCAGGTTGACCCTGAGAACCCTGGTGCTGTTTACGAGGTGCAATAATGCCGATAGAGCATAGACAGGTGACTGTGGGGACTGCTGTTGTGGAGATTGTTGGTCACGATAATCAGCCTCACGAGGTTCACATTCACAACAACAACAATGACAACGCGCACATTCTTTTTCTTGGCGGGTCGGCTGTCAGTACGTCTACGGGTTTGCACGTTGACGCTAAGGACACTTTGACATTGACCTTGGGGCCAGGGGATCGTCTTTTTGCGGTGTCTAATCACACTGCGACTGTGGCGAGCGTGTTGGATATAAGGCAAAACGACTGATGGCCCCGTATTTCATTAGTGACACTGCTGAGGGGTGTGATGGTTGGGCTACCGTAAAGGATGACGGTGAGGTGATGGGTTGCCACACCACAAAGCAGGATGCGATAGATCAGGGGTTGGCTATTGCTCAGGCAGAGGATTCCACGTTCGAGGGTGAGCGCCGTGACCTGCCAGATAATTACCGACCCGCGACTTCAGATGATGTGCCGGAGGGTCGTGCTTGCGGTAACTGCATCTTTTTCAACGAGGACAATCTTGATGATGAGGGTCGGGCGTTTTGTGAGCGTTGGGATGAATATGTCGAGGGTGGGAATTATTGCAACGCTTGGGAGCCTCGTGAGGAGGCCCGACAAGTTGATTTGAGCCCACCGGCGTATATGAGGGCGAGCGCTAGGCGTGGCCTGGAATGGCATCGTGAGGGTTTGTCGGGTGATGGTGTTGTAGATCGTACAATCCGTGAGGCCGCTGCTATGGCTGAAGGTAATGTGACGGCTGACAAGTGGGTTCGTTTGCGTGCGTGGATTGCCCGTCACCTTGTTGACATGGATGCACCACAGAACACTCCGGGTGACGATAACTATCCTGGGCCTGGTGCTGTGGCGATGGCGTTGTGGGGTGGTGGCGGTTCAAAGCGTAGTGCGCAACGCGCTTTCGAGTACGCGGATGGTGTGGTTGGTAGACTAGAAGCTGAGAATGAAGGCCGAGCGAAGGGCGAAGCGTTGAGCAAGTTAGAAACCCGTATTGTTGAGGTTGACAAGTTTGAAATCCGTGAGGATGCCTCCGGGATGTTTTTGGAGGGTTACGCTGCATTGTTCAACTCTCGCAGTGAGAACTTGGGCGGGTTTACTGAAACTATTCAGCCTGGGGCTTTCCGTGCTTCCCTGAAATCGCGCAACGATGTGAAACTGTTGTGGAACCATGATTCGGGTGCTGTGATGGGTTCGACTCGTGCCGGCACTTTGACGTTGACTGAGGATGAGCGTGGCCTGAAAGTTTCCGCGACCCTGCCTGACACAACGTATGGGCGTGATGCTCGTGAGCTGGTTCGCCGTGGCGATGTGACCGGGTTCTCGTTTGGTTTCTCTATGCCTGCGCGTGGTGGGGATGAGTGGAGTTCTGACGGTACTGAACGTGTTTTGAAGTCTGTGCGTTTGCACGAGGTTTCGTTGGTTGCTTTCCCGGCTTACCCTGCCACGAATGGCACGGCTACGGTTCGAGGGTTGGACAAGATTGCACAGCGGGCGAACGTGGATGCTGATGCTCTCGCTGATGCGTTGTTGAAGATTGAGAACGGTGAGGACATTTCTTCGGATGACCGCACCTTGTTGCAGACTGTCATTGATGAGTTGGCCCCGACCCCTGAAGCTCCGGTGGTGGATAACAGTTTGGAGATGCTGGCTTTGAAAAAGAAGAAGCTGCAAGTTTTGATGGGGTACTGATGGCAACGGTTGAGCAGATCGCGTCAATTCTTTTCGATGTGGTTGAGGATGTTGGTGTGGCTGAAATGTTGGCCCGCCGGATTGTTGGACTCGAGGACGAGCCGACTAAAGAAACCCGTGTTTTGAAGGCTGCGGAAACGCGCTAGATCGGGTTTGCCCCTGCCAGGTATTCCACCCTTTCCCTGGTAGGGGCTTTTCTTTTGGAACGGGTTGCACGGCACGGTTTACAATTAGAGGTATCCGGTGTGCGTCATCGCTACGGTGAGCGATTCTGTGTCATCACGGTTGCGATCTATTTATTCAATTCCATTTAGGAGAAACACAAATGTCCGAGTTTATTAAGCGCCAGCAGGAGCTTAAGGCTAACTTGACCATGCAGATTCGCACCGTTATTGACGATGCTGAAGCTGAGGGTCGTGGCCTGGATTCTGCCGAGCTAGAAAAAATTGACCGTATCGAATCCGATATTGTCGCAGCACAGCGCAGCATCGAAACTGCCGCTAAGAATGAGGAGCGTGCCGCTGAGGTCGCTGCTGCTTCCCGCGGTTTTGAGGTTGTCACTGAGGCACCGACTGACACTGCTGAGATTTTCCGTTCTATGGCCCGTGGTGAAATCCGCGAGTATAAGTTCGGTTTTGAGAAGCGTGCCACACTGGTTCCTTCGGCCAACACTGTCCCCGTAGCATTCCTTGACCGGATCTACGCACTCGCTCGCCTCGTTGGGCCTTACCTCGAAACGTCTGAAGTTCTTCAGCGTGCTTCTGGTGAAGACCTTCGTATCCCCGTGTTCACTGCTTACCCAACTGCCACTGAAAAGGCTGCCGGTTCTGCACTTGACGAGTCCGAAGCTACCTACTCCAGCCTTCTGTTGCAGATGGCTAAGCAGGGCTTCATCACCAAGATCGCTAACGAGCTGATAACGGATGTTGGGTTTGACCTTGAGGCGACACTAGTGGAACAAGCGGCGAATGCCATTGGAACGCGAGTGAACACTGTTGTCCACGCAGCTGTCACGGCTGTTGCGACTGTCGGTGGAACTGCTGGAACCGCGACCGCTATCACGGCAGACGAGCTTATCAACTTGCAGTTCTCTGCAAATGGTTTGGTTCGTCAGCTTCCTGGTTCCGGTTACATGGTCAACAGTGCAGTCCTCGGAAAGATTCGTACCCTGAAAGACAATGGGGGCGCATACATTCTGAACCCTGTTGTTGGTGGGCCGAGCACAATCCTGGGTCTGCCTATCTACGAGAACCCGGCATTGCCTGCGGTTATCGAAGCTGGCGCTAAGACCGTGTTCTTCGGACACTGGCCTTCTGTGAAAATCAGCACGACTGGACTCCAGGCTGCTGTTTCCACTGAGGCGTACTTCGAGAACGACATCACCGCTTTCCGTTACACCTACCGCCTCGGCGCTGGTGTTGCGAACGGTGCGTCACACATCAAGTTCCTGCTCCAGCCATAGTCTGAAGTAGAACGGGCTGAAAGCCCTCGCCGTGTTGTAGGTTTCACGGCGGGGGCTTTCGCTATTATGTTCGAATGGCCTACGAAAAACTTAAGGGTGTTGTTTCTTTAGCAACAAATAATCCAAACTCTCCAACGGGCTACGGTGTGCAAGCGGAGTTCCTGGTGCGTTACATGAAACGTCACAGCATGAATGTTGGTGTGCTGTCGAACTACGGCCTCGAGGGTGCTATTGGGGAGCATCGCACTGAGTTTGGTGCCGTGCCTGTTTTTCCGAAGGGTGTTGCACCTTATTCGCAGGATGTGTTGACGGTGTGGCATGAGTTTCATCGGCAGTCTGCACCCGACCTGAAGCACGCGATCATGACTCTTTATGATGTGTGGGTTTATAACGGGTGGAAGGATGACCTGCCGGTTATTTCGTGGGTGCCGTTGGATCATGTGACGTTGCCTCCTGGGGTTGCCCAGTTTCTTCGGCGGGAGAATGTGACCCCGGTGGCGATGGCCCCGCATGGGAAACGACAGTTGGATAATGCTGGGATAGATTCCGTTTATATTCCTCACGCCGTGAACACGAAGGTGTTTGCTAAGACTCCGAAGATTATGGGGCCGGATGGGATGATGCCGACTCGTGAACTGTTGGGTGTGAGTGATGACACGTTTTTGGTGGCGATGGTGGCAGCGAATAAGGCTAACGGGATTATCCATCGGAAGGCTTACGATGTGAACTTTATGGCGTTTTCAGCGCACCTTCGTTCGCACCCGGATTCTCATTTGTATGTTCACGCGGATCCGGCGGCTAATGTGGGCGGGTTTGATTTGGGGTTGTTGGCTAGGGTGTGTGGGATTCCACCAGAGAAGATTACGTTCGCTAATCGGGACAAGTATCGGGTGGGGTATTCGCAGGCAGAGTTGGCGGCACTCTATTCGGCTGCGGATGTTCTGTTGGCTCCCTCGTATGGGGAAGGGTTTGGGGTTCCTACTATTGAGGCGCAGGCTTGTGGCACTCGGGTGATTGGTTCGAGTTGGGCTGCCACAACCGACCTGGTGGCGGAGGATGGTTGGTTGGTTGAGGGGCAACCGTTCTGGGATGAACCACAGAAGGCGTTCTACCAGGTGCCACTGCTCGATTCTGTAGTGTCAGCTCTGGCGTTGGCGGATAAGGAGCGCGGGTTCTCAGCTGTGTCACGAAAGTTTGCACTCGACTTCGATGAGGAGAAGGTGTGGTCTGACTATTGGTTGCCGTTCCTGAAGGAGTATTTTGCGTGAGGTTGTCACACTTCTATCACGTGTTTGCGGATGGGGATTGGGAGATTCCGGCCACGGAGCACTTTGAGGAGCTTCGCGTTTCAGGTTTGTTGGATGAGCTTGACGGGATTTATTTGGGTGTGGTGGGGTCGCGTGAGAACCGGCGGAAGGTGAAACGGGCGTTACGTCATCATGTGGCAGTGGAGGCTGTTGAGGGTTGGGAGCAGGTGACGTTGAATAAACTCCGTGACTTCTGCCAAACCGATGACGGGGTGGTGTTGTACGCGCACACTAAAGGGGCTTGGTCGCAGAGTGAGCTGGCTCGGGTATGGCGGGTGTCGATGACCCATGATGTTGTGACACGGTGGCGTGAGTGTGTTTATGCGTTAGAGAAGGTTCAGTGTGCCGGCCCGTTTTGGTTGAAGTCGTGGGAGCCGGAGCACGTTGATCATGAATCGTTTTTTGCAGGAAACTTTTGGTGGGCACGATCCGATTACGTTCGCACCCTCGAGCCGGTGGGTTTAGAGAATCGGTTTCAGGCTGAGGGCTGGATAGGTTTGCAGAAACCTTCAGTGAAGATTATGCGTGAAGGCTATTCGTATTGGGGGAACTTTTGGGCACAGGATTGAAAATCTATACGGGTGGAACTTTTGACCTGTTTCATTCTGGCCATGTGAATTTTTTGGGTAAGTGCGCTGACCTTGGTGAGGTTGTGGTGGCTTTGAACACTGACGAGTTTATTGCCGGCTATAAGGGCAAACCTCCGGTGTGCTCGTTTTCGGAGCGTCTGGCAGTGTTGGAGGCGTGTGTGTGGGTTGACAAGGTTATCCCTAACTATGCGGGCGCGGATTCTAGGCCGGCGATTGAGTCGGTGCGACCTAACATTATTGCGATTGGTACGGATTGGGCTCGCAGGGATTATCATGCGCAGATGGGGTTTGACCAGGATTGGCTTGATGAGCGTGACATTTCGTTGATTTATATTCCGTACACTGCCGGGATTTCCACCACGAACCTGAAGGAGCGTAGTGCTAATCGTTATCGGCACCAGTCCTGACCGTTCAGAGTGGTTGGCGGCATCCTCCGAATCTATTGGTAGGGAACACATTGTTGTTTCCAACTGGGGTTTCGAGTTGGGCAAGATTGCCTGGGTGATGGACAACACTACGGCTGAACGGTTCCTGTTTTTGCAGGATTCGTGGGTGGTGAAAACTCCGGCCTTCTTTACCCTGTTAGATGACACTGTGGGTTCTGTGGCGCTAACCCAAGACCCTTACTTCTTTGGTTGCTTCGCGGGAGTGTATGAGCGCAGGGTGATTGAGGACATCGGGGTGCCGGTCATTGAAACAAAGTTCGAGGCTGTCCAGGCTGAACGGTTCTGGCATGAGTCCTATGTGATGACCGCGGGGGAACCTACCGTGTTGTTCCCTGACCTGACCGATGAGAACGCTACCGAGGTGCGTTTTCATAATGGGCGGGACAACCTTATCCTTGAGAATGACTATGTTGTGAAATATAAGGGGACTTGGAGGCCAGACCAATTATTGAGAACCTGATTGTGCCGGTGCTAAACCGTTACGACCTACTGGATCGCATGGTGTCGAGCATTGACTACCCGGTGGAACATTTGCTCATCATTGACAACGGTGCTTCGGATGTGTTGGAGGATATGGCGATTGATGTGCCCGCTTGTGTAGAGCACACCACCTACCTGCCCATGCCAGCGAATCTCGGGGTCGCAGCATCATGGAATTTGGGTATCAAGTCTTTTCCGTATGCTGAACGCTGGTTTTTTGCCTCGAATGACGTGCGTTTCGAGCCTGGTGCCCTTCAGAGGCTGTCAGAGGCCCGTACAGACGAGATAACCCTGTCTAAGATGTTCCCTAACTGGCAGACGTTTGCGCTCGGCTATGAGGCTGTCAGGCGTGTGGGTTTGTTTGATGAGCGTTTCTTTCCAGCATTCTGTGAGGACAACGATTATACGTTTCGTGCGGAGCAGGCTGGGGTTACGATCCGGTCAATCGAGGTGCCGATGATTCATGACAACAGTTCGACAATAAATTCCGACCAAGACCTTTTGCAGAAGAATGCTCGCACGTTCCCCACGAACGCGGCCCTGTATTACGACAAGGTGGCACGGGAGGATTTCAGTGCAGGGTTTTGGGATGTGGAACGGCGCAGACTGAACGGGTGGGAGGCCGGGCGGTAGAATGGTGGTTGGAGGTTTATTTTGGCGATTGTGAATGGGTACGCGACACTTTCCGAGGTGAAGGCTGCAGCTCGCATCACCGACACGATTGATGACGGGTTGTTGGAGATGGCGATTGAGTCCAGCTCCCGCGATATTGATGCTTACACTGAGCGCGTGTTTTTCAGCACGGGTGCAACAGCTGTGGCTCGTGTGTATATTCCGCAGGACATTTATTTGGTGGAAACGGATGACATCATTTCGGTGACCACGTTGAAGTCTGACAGCACCGGCAACGGCACGTTTGACATCACTTGGGCTGCTAAGGATTACCAATTGGAGCCGTTGAATGGTTTGGCTGGTGGAATTTCCACACCAGCGACCAGGATTCGGGCGATCGGTGACTATCTGTGGCCGGTGTATGAGCCTCGGAATGTGAACAGTAATCAGGCGAGCGTGCAGGTGACGGGTGTGTTCGGGTTTGCTTCTATCCCGAGCGCTATCAAACAGGCAACCATCCTGGCTTCACTTAGGGCGTATAAGCGGTATGAATCCCCTACGGGTGTGCTCGGATTTAGCGACAGCGGAGTGGTTAGAATCGGCAGGCTTGACCCTGATGTCGAACGGCTGATTCAGCCTTACAGGAAGCTTCGTTTCGCGTGAGCATTAGCCTGATGCGGGCTGGCCTCGCAACAAACATGAACACGATCACGGGCCTTCGCACTTATGCGGAGATTCCTGACGATCCGATGATGCCCGCAGCTGTCGTGCAGTTGGGTTCAGTCACCTACAACAGTGCTTTCGCTAAAGGGTTGACCGAATACAGTTTCGTGGTGACAGTGATTTTCGGGCGCATTGCGACAGTGCAGGCACAGAAAAACCTTGACGCTTTGATTAGTACCGGGTCGGGTTCACTTAAGACGGCCATTGAGATAGATCGCACTCTGGGCGGGAACGCTTTTGACACGAGGGTTTCTGAGATGACTAACGTGACCTCCGTTACAATTGGAGATATAACTTACCTTTCGGCAGATTTTGCCGTGACCGTGTTCGCACTATAAGGAGAAAACTGTGGCAAAGTTTGTCGCTACTAACTACAACATCACAATCAACGGGACTAATTTCAGTTCTGATATTGCTGCAGTCACATTTGACCTGAGTGCGGCAGAGCAGGAAGTTACGGCATTTTCGGACACCTTTGTCCAAAGAATTTCGGGCTTGAAGGATGCTTCGGTCACACTTGACTGGCACCAGGACTTTGCCGCTTCGGGTGGCGTGGATGCTGTCATCTTCCCGCTTCTGGGAACTGGCGCAACCGTCACCGTTGTCCCTAACGGTTCTGCTGTTACTTCGAGCAACCCGTCTTATTCAGGAGTGTTCTTGGTCACTGAATACTCACCGTTGGCTTCCAGTGTCGGGGATCTAGCCACGTTCAGCACCTCTTGGGCGCTCGCATCGGGAACCGTGACTAGGGGTACTGTCTAAGTATGAATCCAATAAACCTACAAGTTACTTTCATTGACGAAACAAGCGTTGAGTGTTCGGCTATTGCAGCGGATTTGATTGCGTTTGAGTCACGCTTTGATTTGAGTGTTGCCCGCCTGGGGGATGATGTGCGCTTGACGCATATGTTCTTTTTGGCGTGGCACGCTCTGAAGCGTACCGGGCACACCACGGATGAGTTTGATAAGTGGGTTGAGTCTGTTTCGATGGTTTCGCAGGCTGCTGAAAAAAAATAAAGGGGCTCGGTGAATCGAGCCTTCACTGGGAGATTGCAGCCCTAGCTTGTGAAACGGGGATTAGCCCGTTGGAGCTTATGAAGCTTGAGCCTCGAATGTTGTGGACTATCGAGCGCTATCTGATTGCGCGTGCTCAGGCCCAGAGTGGTAAGCGGGGCCGGCGGTAGAATAGAGATTATGCCCGCCCAGTTCACTATTAGAGCCGCCGATTTGAGGGTGTTGCTTGCAGAGCTGAAGCAGGTTGATCCGGGTTTGCGTAGGGCTCTCCAGAAGGAGATGCGTGACGATTTGAAACCGTTTGCTAAGGCTTTGGCTGCCACGGCACCACCTTCGACCCCGCTGTCAGGGTTTGCGAAGGGTGTCGCTAAGACTCCTCGTTACACATATACGACCCCGTTAGCTTCGGTGAAAACTCCGTTGGGTAAGCGAGCAAGCAAGCCGGGGTTCTTTCCGGTGGTGTCAATGGGTTTCCGTGGTCGTTCAAAGACTGCTGGGTTCAACATTTTTGAGCTGGCCGGTACTGCCAACATTGGGCGAAAGAAGAAGGGGTTGACTCCGCAAGGGCGAGCGATGATTCGTAACTTGAATGCCAAGTTCCCGGTGATTGACGGGTTGGGGCGTTTCATCATTCCTGAGTCAAAGAAGGATTCGGATGAGCCGGTGAAAGTTGCCCGGCGAATTATTGAGAAGTATGTGGCGCTGGTTAATAGGAGGATTCGATGAGTCGTAGTTCGATTGATATTCCGGTCGTTTCCAAGTTTGACCCGACTGGTATCAAGCAGGCTCAGAGCGCTTTGAGCGGGTTTGGTAAGTCGCTGTTGAGTGTTGGTGCGCTCGTGGCGGGTGCGTTTGCGATTCGTGGCATTTTCAACTTCGGTATGGAAGCGATTATCGCTGCGGAGCGTGCCCAACAGTTCAACGACATTTTGGTGCAGGTTGCCAAGACCACTGACACGTTCGGCGCAAACCTTACGGGTGGCACTAACCGGCTGCTGAAGTTTGCTGATGCCCAGGAACTTGTTATTGGTGTTGAGGCTGAGCTCATCAAGGAAACCCAGGCGGTTCTGCTGTCGTTCAAGTCGGTAGGTCAATCAGCGGATGAGGTTGGCGGTAGCTTTGACCGCGCTACGATGGCGGCGTTTGATATTGCTGGGGTGCTGAAAACTGATGCCAAGAGTGCTGCGGTTCAGTTGGGTAAGGCTTTGGAAAACCCGATTCGAGGTTTGACCGCTTTGGGTAAGGCCGGGACAACGTTTACGGATCAGCAGAAGGAGCAGATTCGGGTTCTTGTCGAGTCTGGCAATTTGTTGGGCGCTCAGACACTGATTTTGGATGAGATTGAGTCGCAGTATGGTGGGGTGGCTGAGGCGGCAGCGTTGGGGTCAGTGAAAATTCAGTTGGCGTTTGGTCAGATTCAGGATGCTTTGGGTGCAGCGTTGGCTCCGGCGTTTCAGAAGTTCACGACCTATTTCATCAATGAGGTTGTGCCACCGTTGACCAAGTTTTTTGAGCAGGATTTTCCGCGCATTATTCAGGAGTTGAAACCTCTGGCTGAGGATGTGATGACGTTCTTCGGTGACGTTGGGCAGGGGTTGAAGGACTTTCTGAACATTGATGCTGACACGTCACTGTTGGAGGGGATTCTTGACAAGTTCAACGAGATCGGGGAGAACCCTGAGTTCCAAACGTTCTTAGACAATGTGAGCACCATTTTCCAGACAATGGCTCCAGCTTTGGCGAGTGTTGTGTCTAACATTGCACAGCTTGCGGTCAACCTGACACCTTTGCTTGAGGAGGCGTTGGGCCGGATTATCCCGATACTTAGCGACACTGCTGGAATTTTTGAGTCAATCAACTTTTTCCTCGGTGAGATTCTTGCAAGCTTCGGTGTTTTTGAGGGTGAAACTCCTGACTTTATCAAGGCTCTTGAAAATCAAATAAACCCGCTGGGCCGGTTGCAGGATGCGTTGCGGGGCTTGAATGAGTTGCTGGCACGGGCTGTTGATCTCTATCGAACATTTAGGTCTTTGGGTGGTCAGCTGCCTTCGGAGCAGGCTACTGGTGGGCGTAGGTTTGATTTGAGTCAGCGCGCTAATGGTGGGCGTGTGACGGGTGGTATGCCGTACATGGTTGGGGAGATGGGGCCGGAGTTGTTTATGCCTGGTCGTGGCGGGAACATTGTGCCCAATGACCGGCTTGGTGGTGGCGGAACGAACATCACTATCAATGTGACGGCGGGCATGGGAACTAATGGGGCTCAGGTTGGTGAGCAGATTGTGAACGCTATCAAACGGTATGAGCGTACTTCTGGCCCAGTGTTTGCGAAGGCGTAACCCGTGTCGGTAACGGTTGAGCTAGGGCTGTCTAAAGCGTTCACGTTGGATGATGCGGTGGCGGGTGTTATCGGCAACACTGAGTTCACTGTTGGTGGAATTTCATTCACGGACATCACTTCGAGGGTGACGGGGTTGTCGTTGTCGCGGGGTAAGAACCGTGACCTGGACAGGTTCAATGCTGGCACGTTGTCGGTGACGGTGAATAATGAGGATCGTGCGTTCGACCCTCTATATACGAGTTCACCTTTTTACGGGGATATTGTGCCTCGCCGTGATGTGCGCGTGTTGGCTAACGGTACGGCGGTTCAGTATGTGGGGAAGATTCTTGACTGGAATTTTGATTTCGAGCCGAATGGTCGGCAGTCTGCTTCGTTGGAGGCTGCGGATGGTTTCACGTTTCTTGCACAACAGGAGCTGACTCCGGGGACTGCGGTGGCACAGTTGACGGGTGCCCGCGTTGAGGCGGTGTTGTCGCAACCTTCAGTGGATTGGCCGGTTGCAGATCGTGTCATTGATGCCGGCAACAGTGACCTTGGTGCTGACGTGTTTGACGGTAACGTGCTCTCCTATTTGCAGAAGGTGGAGCAGTCTGAGGGTGGACTGTTGTTTATTGATAAGTCGGGGCGGGTTGCGTTTGTTGACCGGCTGACGACACCAACAGTGGATAACGTGACAGTGTTTGCGGATGATGGGACTGGGATTCCGTTCGCGCCGGCGGCACTCGATTACGGTACGGAGCAACTGTATAACTCGATTACGGTGACGAGCCCTGGGTCTACAGCTGTGGCTTCTGGGGCGTTGTCGCAAACCCGTTATGGGATTGCAGAGTTGACGGTGGACACTCTCATTGATGATGCGGATGAGGTGCGGGGGTTGGCTGATTTGTTGCTGTCACGTTTTTCTGAGCCACAGTTGCGGTTTCAGGCGATCCGTGTGGATGTGGACAAAATTTCGGCACCACAACGGGCTGAAGTGTTCGCGTTGGAGATTGGTGATGTTGCTCAGGTGAAACTCACACCGGGTAATCCTCCGGTGGGGGCGAAGGTGGAACGGTACGGGCAGATTATCCAGATCGCTCATGACGTGTCCCCTGGGAGCCATCAGGTGACGTTCGGGTTGGGGTCACTTCAGACTTCACTGTTCGTCATTGGTGACTCGGAGTTCGGTACAATAGGTGTGGGCGCTCCGGGCGTTCTTGGTTTCTAGGAGGCGTTGAGTTGGCTGGTGCAGGGTTCAAGGTGTTCCAGGATGGGAACGTTTTGACGGCCTCGGAGGTCAACACTTTCATGATGGAGCAGATGATTATGGTGTTCGATGATGCTGCGGCTCGGGATGCTGCGATCACTGCACCTTCTGAGGGGATGTTTGCGTTCACGAAGTCGGATGACCAGCTTCGTTTCTATAACGGTACGAGTTGGGGGATTTTCTAATGCCAGCAGGTGGTTATCGCGAGTTTATCGCCGGTGAAATTTTGACCGAAGACCTAATAAACGACTACCTTCTCCAGGGGATGTTGGTGTTCGCTGGGACTGCTGCGCGTGGTTCAGCGATTACAGCTCCGGTGGAGGGCCAGTTCTCGTACCTGTCTGACACTAATGCGGTGCAGTTCTATAACGGTACGGCGTGGACTGCGTTTGCTGGTCAGTCGGCTCCGGCTGTGGTGTCTGCCACTACGGGTTCACCGACTTTGGGGACAGTGGTTTCTGGGGCGGATACTTTCATCACATATTCGTACACTGGTGACGGTTCAATCACTTTCAGCAGTGCCGGCCTGGTTGATGTGTTGGTGTTGTCGGGGGGCGGTGGCGGTGGTGGCGTAGGCGCTAACCAGGGGGCTGGCGGTGGTGGAGCTGGCGGCTGGCTGCGTTCTCCAAATCTTTTTGTGTCGGCTGGTACAGCTACTGTCACCGTTGGAGCCGGTGGTGCTGGTGGTATTGGTAGCAACATTGGGGCAATCGGTGGTCAGTCTATTTTTGGGGGAATTCTTCTTACTCCTGGCGGTGGAGGCGGCGCAAATACATCCGCGCACCGTGACGGGGCTTCAGGTGGTGGTGGTGGGGCGGAAAATGCCCAAACTAATTTTGGGCTTTCCGTAGCACCTGCCATTGGAAACAATGGTGCGCTCGGTGTTAGCTCGGCAACAGCCGCTAGTCGGCGCGGCGGTGGGGGCGGTGGTCAAGGCGCTGCTGGTTCGGATGGGGCTTCAGGTGCTGCAGGTGGAGCTGGGCTAGCCTCAGACATCACCGGCACAAGCCTTTTTTATGCCGGAGGCGGCGGAGGTGGTCTGCGCACCGGAACTGCCGCACCTGGCGGCTCTTCTGTTGGTGGGATTGGAGGGGTTGGTGCTAGCGCTGCCGGAAACGCTGTGGCAAATCGTGGTTCGGGTGGCGGTGGAGGTGGAAACAATTCTGGGGGAGGAACTAACGGCGGTAATGGTTCGGCTGGTGTTGTGATTGTGAGGGTGGCTGTCTAATGGCTCATTACGCTTATGTGGTTGACGGTGTGGTGCAGAAGGTTCATGTCTTAGCAAACCCTGTCCTACTTGATGAGGATGGTGTGGAGCAGGAGGCGCTCGGGCAAGCGTTCCTCGCAGATTTGCATGGCTACAACCCTGACGAGTTCATTCAATGCTCCTACAACGCAAACTTTCGGGGTGTCTATCCTGGGCCTGGTTACACTTACGACCCAGTAGCGGATGTGTTTACTGCTCCAGAGGTGCCTGATGAGGCTGTCTAAGCCCTGGCCTGACGGGTACGCGATCAACGCGAAGTCACCTTACGGCAACAGGGTTCACCCGATAACGAAAAAGCGCACTTTTCATCATGGTGTGGATGTGGCTTTGCCGGTGGGCACACAGTTGACGGCTCCGGCTTACGGGGTTGTGGTGAAGAAGGGCAGAAGCGCTTCGGCAGGTCACACACTTATTCTGGAGCACGCAAACAAGATTCACACTGTTTACTATCACCTGCAGAAGGCTTCACATTTAGCGTTGGGGGCGAAGGTCGCTGAGGGCGATCCGATTGGTTTTTCGGGCAATACGGGACAGAGCACTGGGCCACATTTGCATTGGGAGGTTCGCCGGTCTGCCAAGTGGGGTGACACTGCAAACCCAGTGGATTTTCTGGGGGAGCAATGACCGAGGAGCACCCTGAAACTGCTGGCGTGAAAGTGTCTATGAGGGATATTTATTTGGAGGTTCAACGGCAGGGCAGGCTGTTGGAGAAAATTGCAAACTCACTGCCTGACAGTGAAGCGAAAATTGACGATCATGAGATGCGGATTCGCAAACTAGAGCAACGGATGTGGCAGGTCATCGGGGTCTTTGGGTTCTTGGCCGCAATCATCAGTCCGATGGTGGCGATTCTCACATGAAACCGTCGTGGAAGATTCGGCGCAGATATATTTTCGCTGCATTCACACTCGGCTCACTCATGCTTCTCAGCGGTTCCGTAGCGGTGCTCATGAATAACGACAGTGCAACCAGCGACCTGATTACGGGCGGTGTTGCGCTGGTAACTTTGATTACAACGTCATACTGTTTCGCTGCAGTGTGGGAGGACAAGTCGATGAAGGAGAATGAGGATGGATAAGTGGAAGAAGTATTGGGATTTTGCGTTGGAGCGTGCAGTGAAAACTGTTGCTCAGGTTGCGTTGGCGGCGCTGGTTGCCGGTGCGGGGATTCTTGATGTGGACTGGATTCAGGTTGCTTCAGTGTCCCTGTTGGCCGGTCTGATGTCGTTGCTTACCTCGGTGTTGACCTACGATAAGGCTGACTTATCGTGAGTGAGCGTGAGGTTGTGGATGGTTTCGCTGTGCCGGTAGATCCGATGGATTTGCTTAACTGCGACAGCTGTCAGTAGAATCAATGCGTTCGTGGTGAACGCTTCTTCTCATGGAGGCTAACTCCCCGTCATCTAGGTGGCGGGGAGTTTCTCATTCCCCTAACCACGAATAGATTGTGGCCCTTGTCACGCCTAGTTTCTTTGCCAGGTGCCTAATGTTATCTCCCTGGGTATGTTCGGCCCGTAGACGGGCTCTGAGGGCTTGTGTGACCCGTTCTAGGCGTTGTAACTGCCAGACACGAAGGTCG